TGCATAAGAAGCTAGTCTTGTAGAACCGCCAGGTAATTTAGCAAGTAGTTTTTTAACATTTCCAACTAATTGGTCGAATACGCCAAAAGCTTTTCCCTGTTCTCTTTTAGTAAAATCTTTACGGCGAATAATAATATTACCCTTCGCATCGATAATTCCTAATTTATAAGCAGGCCATTTATTAAAAGGCGTAACAAGCTTCTTAATAAACTGGTATACTAAAAATAAATCGACTACCATTTAAATTTCCTTTAGTTTCTCTTCAATAAATATGTCACCGACAATACTATCTTTATTAATAATATTTTCGTCGTATTGTAATACTTGTGGCATATAATTTAAATATTCCACAAACGGTTTAAGGTAACTATGAAACTCATGCAATTTTAAAAAGAGCATGTTAGTTGCATCTACTCCAAACACATTGTATATCACAATTAAGTGATTCAGTATCAACCTTTCTTTCAAATCATTGTCTTGCTTATAGCGACTGAAGAGCTTTCGAAGATACTGAAATCTTTTCATGTCTTCTTCAAACTCTGACATATCCGTACATTGAGGATTGTCATAGTGTTTCATCGCATAGAGCAGAAAGGTTGATTCTGTTAAATTCATATTACAAAAAATTATTTACTGTTTAAAACTATTTATTAGCTGTCAGCTACGATTGTGTCTTCAACCGCTGTATTTCCTGTAACACCTAAGTCACCAGCATCACCAGCAGTAACTTTCATTACGCATAGTGGCTCAGCAATATGTCTTGTACGACCATCTGCTGTTGTATAAGTGTTATAGAGATTCCAGCCAGGTGTACCTAGACCTTTCGCACGGTTAGCTGCAACACCTGCTTCTGTCAAGTCAACGAATACTGCGTTGTCTTTATCATTAGACTTATTAGTGTTATTAGCATCGTCGGATAACCACTTCGGCGCGTCAGCCGCTGTGTCTGTTTTTCCCCATAGTGCCATTGTTATTCTCCTGTTATATTTTAACGTTAAGTTATAACAAAAATCGCATTCAATGTTTCGTTAGAAACTTACTTAAGTGCTGTAAAAACTTGGTCTACTAAATCAGCTTTTTTCTTGCGCTTATCGAGTTCAATCCCGATTTCGCGACCCTTTTCTTCCAACTGAGCTTTAGTTAATTTATTTAACTGTGCTTTAGTTGTTTTAGCAGGTTTTGAAACTGCTTTGGCAGCTACTGTCTTTTTAGGACCTTTTGCAGCTGCAGCCTTTTTAGGCTCCTTTACTGGGTCAACTGGTTTTACACCAATTCCGAATAAGCTTTTTAGCCATTCAATTAGTTTTTTCATAATATCCTCCATAAGATATATTTTTCATTCATATTAATTATATATTAAATTTATCTAGGTGTTGGTTGAGATAAAATTCTATCTTTTTCAGAGTTACTAATTTCATGAGCTTTATCTCTGTAACTCTGAGCAGTACCATAAGGCATTCTGTCATAAGCAGCTTTACCACCAGCTAATGCAATTGCAATTCTGTGATAATCATGCGATGAGTACCCATCAGCACCTTTTTCCAATCCACCTTTAATAGATTCTGTTTTTGAGGCTTTTGCCATTTCTTTTAATTTCTTAGAATCAATTGCTTTACCAATCTTTTTGCGACGATTCTTTAAATACTCATCAGAATCATCTACATCACCGTCATTATCGATGTCTGCATCTGCTTTACCGACCGGGTCAAGCTTTTCTTCTTCTTTCTTAGCTTCTGAAATATCGTGTTGTCCGCCACAGTGCTTGCATTCTGGACCACATCCACATTTACCTTCTTCATCAATTTTATTACCACAACAAGAGCACTCATCTCCTGCTTTAGCTTCAAAAAAGGCATTCAGAGCATATTCTAATTTTTCGTTTAAATTCATTATCTGCTCCTTTTCCAACCGAGTTCTGTATATTTTTTGACGTCGTTTGGTCCGATATATCTTACAGTACCGTTATCGTTAGTCATTTTAACATGTCCAGCTGGTACTTCGCTATATCCACCTCTGTCTTTAATTTTTTGAGATGCAGATTGAGAACCTTTAAATCTCTTAACGGCTCTTTTATCATGCTCTTTACGTTTTGCGTCAGTATACCCTGGGTCGTTTCTCTTTTTATCAGATTGCTTAAACTGCTTAACAGCTTTATCTCTGTATCTTCTTAAAAGCTCGGGTGATAATTCGTCAAGTTGTGCTTCAACGCAGAACTCACAGAAAGACTCAAATTCGTCATCAGTCATTTCTGCAATACGTTCTACTAGTTCAGCATCAATGTCCTCGGCGAAAAAATCATCGATGGCTTCATCGATTTTATTTTCAATTAAATCTCTAAATGACATTTCAGTCTCCCTTAATTTGTTCTATGTTTCTATTTATTCTAATTTTTAAATCATTAATTCCTTTAATGATTCTATGGTATTCTCCGGCTTTAATTTCAAACCTTAAACCTGGTTTTAATAGAAAAGGTAAAGCATTTTCAGCTTGAAATTGCCAACCGTCACCTTCAAGTATTTCTATTTCTCGGTCTTCGTTATCTCTATGCCAAACAAACTCTTCATCGAGCGCATTTATATCAAAGGTACGAATACTACCATCATCAATATATGGATTCATTTTTAGCTAATTAAACCAGCTACTACTTTAATTCCATCAATAATTTTTTGAGCTTTAATCTTATTATCTTCAAGCTCTAAATCTTCTTGTATCTTAGATATATCAACTACATCTTCGACTAATTCTTTAAACTCGTCTTCTGAAATATCACCAGATTCTTTTAAAGACTTTAATTGCTCTACTTGTAATAAAGCATCTTTTTCAAAAGCTTCTAAACTCATTTCCTATCTCCAAATGTCTCCAATACTGTAGTTGTTATATCATGTATATTTGTTCTTTTAATTTTACAATATGCTTCACTTGGCTCTTCGCGTTCTACCAATTCAGATGTTAATCCGTGAATACCAGCATATATTTCTGCAATATTAGTATTTAATCTATGTGTTGCATAAGTATGAAGATATTGTGCTCTGTAATTCATTTGATTTAATGACGATGGATTGCACCAAGTCTTAGCAGGCATAATTGCTATTGTATTGAGCTCAACAAGCTTACCATACTCGACATTGTCAAAATCACTAGGAAAAAACTTTCCTATATTAGCACAACCACTTAATGCAAGTAGTAGTGTTCCTAATAAAACTATATCTGCAAATTTTACCAAAAGTAACTCCCTCCACCTTTTAAACCTAAACTCTTAGCATATTTAGGTAAACGACAAGCCCAATAACCTGCGCTCATTTTATCTGTTTTAGTATCACAGTTATGTCGAGCTGCAAAAGATTTAGCTGCTTCTCTATCGTTAATTTTAGCAGACAGACCACCAGTTTTATCTCCGAAATTAATCTTAGAAACATTACCTGTTTTTGGATTACGGACATAAACTACATATTTAGTAGGTCCACCTGAGCGCTTTGGTGTATTTAACTCTGGGTCTGAATCTTCTTCAAACTCAATCATAGGTTGCTCGAGAGGTACTGTAACTCCCTCGTATATACCAAAGCTGTCCTTAAATCTTCTCACTATTAAATCCTTTCGGCTTTATTATTCAACTGGTCTTTTAAATCGTCTATTTTATATTCTAAGCTACGAGCTCTATCCATTAGTTCTTCTGATTCATCTTGGTATTTTTCAAACGCCATGTCATCGCCTTCTTCTTCGGCTTCGTAAGCTTTTTCATCAGCTTTTTGAGCTTCTTTTTCTAAAGCATCTATTTGAGATTGATATCTTGCTATTTGAATTTTAATTTTACCTTCATCATCAATATTTTTACCAGCTGTAGAAAGATGAGGATTTTTACTATAATAATCTACCTTATCATCGTGTGACATTTTAGAAACTTCTTTGTCTTTTGCTTGTACTTTATCAGCGTATTCTTTTTCTCTTTCAGTTGGTATTTTTGTATACATTTGATTACCAGGTTTTTTCTCGTAACCAGCTGCTTTCATTTCTATGTCAATCAATTTGTCTTTTTCAGGCTCACCCATTTGACTCCAAACTTTACCCATCTTTTTAGCTTTTTCTTTTGCTTTTACTAAAGCCATGTAAGAGTCGACACCGCCCTTAATATTTTCGTTTAGATAAGTTTTAAATCTTTTCATTGTCCTCGCTCTTTTTCTCTTTTTGCTTGAGCATCTTGATTGTCATGTCTACGCTTTAAAGATTCTTTTTCTCTTTTGTGTTGGTCCATCATTCGCTCTTTTTCTGCTGCTTGACGAGCATTTAATTCAGCATCTTCTTTAACAAATTGGCGTTTATCTAATTCAATACCACCAGATTTAACACCTCTTTGAATTACTGGGATACTAATTTTGCTTGCATCACCACGAGTTCCAATCTTAATTTTTCCAACAAATTTATTTTGTCTAGAAGGAACTTCAGTGTCAGTAATAAGTCCGCCTAATCTCTTAATAGCACCTCTAATTGCTTGAACGTGTGATTTAAAATCGTTTTTAATATTAGCAACTTCAGATGGTTTTGGATTACTTGGGGCGTTACCATCAATTTTAATTGTATGAACGTGTTGTAATGCTTCGTCTAATTCAGTTTCTTCGTCGATAACGTCGTCAAACATACCAGATGCTTTCATATCTCTCATAGCCATCTTTTTGGCTTTTTCGATGTTTGCTCTATTAAGTTTTTGAACAGCTTTCTTAATCATAAGTAAACGCTTTTCTTTCTCTTTAGGAGATAGCGCTTCGTCTAATTCAATTTCTTCAATAGCAAGAGAGAGTTGAGTTTCAAAATCTTCTTTAACGATACTATATGATGAGCGACCAGGATATTGATTTCTGATTTTTTCAAGAGCAGCTTTTTGTGATACAGCTTTTGTCTTAACATTTATATAATCGCGACCAGGTGCACCTTTACCTGTTACTTTAACAACAAAATACTTTTCTTCTTGTTCATCTTCATTATACGCGTAACCTTTTAAAGGCTCATCTGCTTGAACACCAGCTGGCTTCTTTTTCTTTTTACCAACAGAGATGTCATCGACTTCTACTTTGGCTTCCATTAAACTTTTAAAACGTTTCATTTTTATTTTTATCCTCCGAACTCGTGTCCTGCTACACGTTTCATTTGTTTATTAAACTCTTCTTGAGATGGTTTATCTTTATATAACTTGATTGTGAGATGAGCTTTATCTTTGCCCTTAATTCTCCAATTGTAACCTTTTTCTTTGTGCTCTGGCTTGGTTGTTTTTACAACTCTTCTTTTATATCCATCTTCCCAAGATTCAGAACCTTCG